CGACGAGATGCTACCTATGATTTTGGAACTAATCCATGCTCAGAGATCATCCTCAGGCCCTACCAGTTCTGCAATCTATCGGAAGTTGTTGTCAGGGCAGGAGATACGCTCGCAGACCTCAAACGAAAAATACGTGTTGCAACTATCCTTGGGACTCTTCAGGCTACGTTAACTGACTTCCGCTACCTCCGCAAGGTGTGGCAGAAGAACACCGAAGAAGAAGCACTTCTAGGTGTATCACTAACAGGTATCATGGATCACGCTGTGTTGTCAGGGAGGGAAGACCGTGAGAAACTTAAGGATTGGCTCATTGCTCTCAAAGAGGAATCAATTAGTACTAATGCGGAATGGTCTAACAAGCTTGGTATTAATCTTAGCGCTGCCATTACTGCTGTTAAACCTTCCGGTACTGTTAGTCAGTTGGTTGATTCTGCTTCTGGCATCCACCCTAGATATGCGGATCAGTACATTAGACGAGTTAGAGCGGACTCAAGAGACCCCCTCTGTCAAGTCTTAGAAGCCGCAGGAGTGCCCGTAGAGGACGACGTAATGTCACCCACTACCAAGGTATTCTCCTTCCCCATAAAGTCTCCTGACGGGGCTGTGGTGGCCTCTGAGATGGGTGCTATGGAGCAGTTAGAGCTATGGGAGATCTATCAGGACTTCTGGTGTGAACACAAGCCGTCAATGACGTGTTACTATCGTGACCATGAGTTCCTAGAGGTGGGCCAGTGGTTGTACAACAAGTTCGACAAGATCAGTGGCGTAAGCTTCCTGCCTTACTCAGAGCATACGTACCAACAGGCTCCTTATGAACCTATTGATCTAGAGACGTATGAGAAGTTGAAGGAGGAGTTTCCAGAGACGATTGATTGGAACATCTCTGAGAACTCTGACATGACGGAAGGGTCTCAACAGTTAGCCTGTACTGGGAATAACTGTGAGTTGTAAACAAAAGGGGGCCTTAGTGCCCCCGTTCTTTCAAGGTGTGTTTATGAACATCAAACGTGATATTGAAGTACGCATAAGAGTACTTGAGAACAAACTAACTAAGTCTATCCCCGCAGCCCGAAATAACGAGATACGAGGTGAGATCATGGGTTTGAAGTGGGTACTAGAGCGTCTCTAGTTCCCTTCTTCTTGCTCTCTATCATACTGTTCTTCTAAAGAGGTTACTGCTTCACGAACAGCAGCATAAACAACCTTTTGGTCTGCTTTCCAGGCTTTTATTTCTTCTGGAGAAGCTGTTTTAATTTTTTTGTCAATGGCTTGAAAGAAGTCTCGCATAGCGTAAGAGAAAGAAGCCCTTCCTTTGCCTCCATATTTTGTTTTTGCTAGTTTTCCTATTAAGTAGAAAGGAGAACCAAAAGCAGCAAAACCCAAGGCTACGGGAGTATTGTGTGTTTGTGACAACGCAGACCTACCCTTCATTACGTCAAAACCTGACCACTGAAGATACCTACCAACAGCGTTTGTTGCTGTTTGCCTTGCTTTATTAGTAACAGCCGGTTTTATTTTTAGTAACCTGTTCATTCGAGTAAGCAGTTCATTAGACTCAGGAACAACTTCAGCTATTGTCTCATTTACGGACTCTCTTATTATTCGCCCAGCCTGCCCCTTCATTGTTAAATCAGCTTCGCCTAAATGAACACCTTGTTTTTCTAGCCAAGTATCAAAATCTTTTCTTGCCTCCCTTAAACCCTCGGAAGTGTTCCCACGTTTTTTAACAAAAGCGTTAAACTGATCCATATATTGATTTACTAAACGTGTTGCCTGAGCGTTATTCATCGTTGCGGGAAGGTCTTGTACAGCGGTAGAAAACTTTTGTTTTGCTCTATTCAGAACAGCATTAGGCTGTATTTTTAAAAAAGCGTCAGACGCTCTTGACATTTGTACAAGGGTATTTTCTAAAGCGTCAAGTTGTTTATTTATTTGTAGGTTGGCTGTTATTGGATTCATAGACCCAGTAACTCCAGCTTTCTTAAGTTCGTCAACAACGTCAAGCTGTTCTTGAGTAACTAACTGCCTGTTAGTTCTTAAAGGTCCTTGAGCTTCCGTCAATAAGTTTACTTGTTCGTCAGTCTTAGTTCCTGTGTTGTAGGCAAGATTCCAAAGATCCTTATCGTCTCCGGCAAGAGGCTCGTCTACTTTTCTTAATCCTACTTTTGATAATTTAAAAGGTTCTTTAGGAGCAGGCTCTGGTGTTCTAGGTAAAGAAAGTAAATCAACTTCTTTCCCTACTTTTGTAAACAAACCCGCACCAGTTAAGTCTGTAATTGCTCTCAGAGTTGCTGCTTCATCAGGATACTTTTCTTGAAACGCCTGAAGACCTTCTGCTCCTGACTGTAAAGCAGCAGAAAATTCTTTACCCGCTTCCGTCTGCATGAACCCTTGTACGTACTGTAGAGCCTGCTTTTGTTGTTCATCAGTGGCTACGACGCCTATTCCCTTTTCTGCACCAAAAACAAGCGTTTCTCCAAGGGAGTCAAAAAATATTGACACAGGTTCGGCAACTACCTGTATTAGAGCAGAGCCTACGTCTGTTTTGCCTCTAAAATACTCTTCAGTTACGGGAGCAAACGGGTCTTGGTCGGGACGCATTGTTTCCATTACCCTCCCGCCCAAAGCAGACAAACGCTCTCCCGATCGTTGCAACGGGCCTCCAACCGCCCTTTCAACAAAAGATTTTTCGGGAGTTGGTTTTTGTACTTTGATAGAAGCCGAACGTTCTTGAGCCATGTTGTACAGATCTTCAATAGAAGTTTCTTCTTTTTCTTCTATCTTTGGAGTCAGTGCTTTTACTTTTTCAGGGTCGTCGCCCTTTGACTCAGCGTACAACGAAAGCAATTCTTCTTGAGTATAAGACATTACTATTTCCTTTTAAAACGGAACAAACTGCTGTTTTTCTTGGTCAAAAACAAACTTATCGTTGCTTACTGGATCAGTAAAGAAAACAACTTTTTTGTTGTCTTTGGTCACTGAAGAAAAACCTTGACTAATGTATTCTGGAGTGTCCCAGTTAATAGCATAAGAAAAGTCTTGCCCCTGAGCCATGTTTCTTAAAGCAATCATGTGGTTCTTAATCTTAGTTAAAGCCTCTCTTTGTAAGTCCTCATCAATAATAGTATTTAAAGTAGCAATAGAGTTTTGTAATGACTGAAGTTCAAGGTTAGAAACAGCACCTAAGCCTGTACTGCCTCCCCCTAGCTCTTTTAGTACGGCAATTTGCTCAAGACCTAAGAAATTTTTAATTTGTTGGTACTGAGCTTCAACATCTAAAGCTTCTGTACCACCTATATTTCTTGTTAACTGCGCCCAAAGTCCGTCAGGAATTTCGTCTTTGGCTAACAAAGCTTCAATTTTTGCTATATTTGTAACAAGCTCAGGAACAGCCTGTACTCTTTTTCTTGCGGCCTCTTCTGTTTCCCCTTCTTTAGGCCCTGTATAGTCCGTGGTGCTTATTAGCTTTCCATCTTTAAATGACAAAACTTTTTCAGAACCTTTTTCACCAACAATTTTAATGTCATATTTTGGTTTAGCTGGCGCTTCTTCTTTAAACCCTCTTTCTGCTATTACGTTTCCTTTTTCATCAACTAAAGACATTCCAGCGCTTAGTTGAAAAAGCTTTGACTCTTTGTCCTTAGGCGTCAAGTACTTTTTAAGTTCTTCCGCAGACATACTAGTAATTCTAGCTGCTTCTGCTGAGTAATTTTCTATTGCCTTGTCGTCTCTAGCTTTTTTAAGTGCAGCACCCATTAAACGACTTCTTGTTGCAGTATCTTCAGCAGCTTTAGTTGCAGCCTGTTGTTGTGCAGCAGCAGTAGCACCTGTAGCAGCAGCCTCAGTAAACATGCCTTTACCAACCTGCTGCCTAGCTAGAGCAGCATTGTACTCAGGACTGCCGGGAGTGTACTTTGACATTTCTGCTTGCATTGCCTGATCTTTTTGCTTTTGCTCTGCCTGCATCTGCGCTTGAGTTAGCCTGTTAGCTTCTTCAGTAAACCCTAGCTCCTGTAGCTGTCTACGGGCACGACCAAGGTTTACAGGATCGTTTGTAACCATTGCTCTGTTAGCAAGGTCCATAATTTTGTTAAACTGCTCTTGTTTAGCTTTAGCTTTAGCCTGAGCCGGCAAACTGCCAATAGCAGACCCTAAACCAAAGAGGCTTTCTGCCATCTGAGGTCTACCTAAATTAGCTAAAAACTGTTGTGAAAACTTAGCCATTATGTTTCTCCTTAACTAAACAAGCCGCCGAAGGCTGATTCTGCCATGCGTCCGCCAATTCCGCCTAAAAGATTACCCTGAGCCATTGCTGACTGTAGTAATGCTTCTAAGGCTGCTGCAGACGTTTCGCCGTAAGCCCCTGCCGCTACATTTTGTTGGTCACGTCGTTGCTCTGCTGCTGTAATTCCGGGAGCTATTGCTGCCAAAAGCTCTCTCTGTGGAGTGTAAGCCGCACCAAGCATACCCATGCCAATGTCAGCTTGTCTAGCTTGCTCTGCTCCAGCAAACTCCATAGCGCCTAACATGGCTTGATTACGTGCTTCTTCTTGCGCCTTAGCCAACGCCAGTCCTTCAGGAGTTCCACCAAACATGTTTGTAGCAACACCTAAGCGTCCCTGTGCAGCTAGACGCTGTTCTAATGCAAGACGCTCACGTTCCTGAGCAGGAGACATAGCAGCCTGCATACGGTCAAACACGGCCTGCTCACGAGCCTCTGGTCCTTCCATGGCACGTCCAAACATGCCTGCAGAACCGCCCATGAGAGTACGGTAAAAACCTAGCTCTTCAGGAGACAACTGTGCTCCAAACTGACCGCCTTGAGTAGGCATAGGAGGCATAGGAGGCATTTCTCTAGGCATACTAAGATCAACTGGCATGGTTGTAAAACCCGTAGACATTTCTGGTGTGACGCCGCCTTTGATACCGCCTACCGCACTTGGAAGGGGTTTAACACCGGCAGTCTCCGGCATAAACTCCATGCCTTGTCCGGGAGGAGGCAAGAAGCCGCCTGAGCCGGGCACAGGTCTGTAACCGGGCTGGGCCGCAGGCGCTCCACCAGCATAAAACATACCGCCTGTAGGCGTAAATACACTATACGGCTGAAATTGGTAGCGGCTTTCAAGGTCCTGCCCTAGTTGGCCCATTTCTCTATAGGCTCTTTCACCAATTTCTCCTAGTCGGTCGTAACCCTCTTTGGCAAGTAGTGCACCTGCACCCGCACCTAATAGCTCTAAAGTCATTGTTTTCTCCGCTTTAAATTGTTTTGCCAAGTAAGGCTAGTATATTAATTTCTTGTAGTGAAAGTTCTGATCCATTAATGTCCGACTCAAGACCAACAACCACGGTTGATCCACTGCCAGACCCATTTAAACCTTTTCTAACAATCTGCTTACTCTCTCCAGAAAACTGCGATAGTGGGTTAGAGTTTGCGCCAAACTCATTCACATTAAACTCTGCAACTGTTGTTGCCTGAGGAATAGTAAATGTTACATTTTTATAAGTTTCACTAAAATCATACGCTAGCTTAATAAAAGCCGTTGCGTTACTTGGCCCTATAATTGTTGGCTTTATCTTTTTAATAAACTTAAGTTTTGAAGGATCACCAAAAGTTAAACTAGGGCTGTAGTATTTAAATCTGTAGGACTGTCCGTTATCTTGGTAACCAGAGTAAGTACCAATACCTTCCGTACTTCCTATATATAAAGCACCGTCCTCAAGACGTTCGTAGGCAGTAAACACTGATTGAGGCCATCTAGTAACTCTATAAGACCCGTCTTCTAAAGTGCCCCGTAAATCAAAACAAAAAGTAGTGTTTCTACCTACAAACGAAAGTAAGTAAAAGTTTTCTTCTGGGCTGTACACGCTTCTAAACGAAGTGTTTTCACCCTGTATTTGTTCAATTATGTCTTTAGTAATAGTCTTAGACAATGTGCTGATAGGCATTGACTTTTCTTGTATCGTCCTACCAAAGCTACGCAGTCCAGTATGTGACAAAAAGATAACGTCAGTTCCTGTATACTGTATTGTGTCTCTGTCTACACAACCTACACCCGCTACGGTATCAGACAACGACATAGTTGCTGGTTCTTCTGCTCCTTTGTACACAACAACGCTGTGCTTTCCAAAGATAATAAGGAATCCATTATGTGCAGCCAGAGCAACAATTTCGTCGTAGCCGTCAGGCCATACCTTAGAAATATCAATTCTACCGCTAGTACCACCAGACCAGTCATTGCCAATTAATAAGTCAGACCAATAAACAATAGACTTGTTATTTGTACCTACGTCAGCAGTCCAAAGACGACCATAAGCAGATATAACTTCGTTGCCGTACTGTGTTGAAGCAATGCCTGTTAGTTGGCTAAGGGTCGAGCCATCATAAACCAAGGGCTGTACGCCACGTTGAAAGAAGTAGGCTTTGTCATTGAAGTTTACAATCTTCCAGTTGTCTGCACTAATGCTGATACTGGATGTTATGTCTGTCAGGGTAGTTGTCCCCGTCATTACTTTGTTATTTCCCACAGACAAAATAACTTTAGCACCTGAGCTATCTTTAAACTCATGAATGTTTTTAATGGAGGCAGTTCCTAAAGCTGTTTTGTCAGTAGTAAGAACATTGTGACCTTTCCGTGCAGCAATACGCCCACGTTTGTCAATAACAGCGTTGTCTGCTACTTCTGCAAACGAAGGGTCTTGAGCAATAGGAGAGTCTTCAGTGTTAATACCTTTGAAGGCTGGTGCTACAAGATTGATACTGCTTAGTTGTTGTGCCATATTAGATAGTCCTAAATAGCATTTCTTCAGGATGCTTTGCTGCATCAATAGCAATAGCGTCAGACAGGTACTTATCAGCTATTTGGAAGTACTCAGCAACGGAAGTGCCTCCTGTTTCGCCACGCTCACGAGCTAACAAAGCAACAGCAAGGTGGATAACAGGTTTTGAAGGAACTTTTATCACATCGGTGTTGTTAGTTAAGTCTGCTTGTCGTCGTACCATTACAAACCTAAGGTTATAAGCGTCGTCTGGCATAGGGTACAGACGGACTTGAGTGTCTCCGTTAGCGTCAACACCGTCAAAAGTGTAGTAAGAAGGACTACCAATAAGCCCACCTTTAGATGCTATTGCAAGAGATTCATTAATGTAGCTTTCGTTATTGAACCAATCTTTAGTCTGGTACAGTACTTCGTTTGCGGATGTTGTGTTGTAGACAGACATTATTTTTACGTCGTCACCGCTACCTGCCAGAGAGTAAATGTTGTCGTCAGCAGAAGTAACAAAAGAAGACTCTCGTGTACGCAGTGCGGACCAATCAGCCGCCTGTTCTACCAAAGTCTTGGCGTCATTGATAAAATCACCTACCATCTTTGAGTACGTGTTTTCATTAACAGTAGTTACTTCTTCTTCTCGTAATCTACGTAGTACGTTGTTCATTATGTTTAAATATGTCACTAAACACGTCCTCTATTTTTTGCCATGCCTAAAAGCATTCCTTCCGACATCTGCATAGCATCGGTAGGCTGATTAGGTATGTAGTTAATCATTCTAGACTCTGGAGCTTGATAATCAAAACCTCCCCAGTTGTAGCCTACGTAGTTTGAAGGTCCACTTCTACCACCGCCACCTAGTTTTATGTCAGGTAAATTTATGTCTGGACCATCAGGTAAATTTATGTCTGGAGTAGTTCCGTGAGGTAGCTGTTCTTTAATATAATCTGCTGCTGCTCCAATAGGCCTTACTACATCTCTAACAACATCTTCTGTTTCACGACCCGCTGCTCTTACAACGTCTTCAAATTCTCTTCCAAACTCTCTTACGCCTTCAGGAATTAAGTTACCAAAAATGTCTAAATTAAGGTCTGGAATAAAACTTCCTTCACCTAAAGCTTTTGTTGGATCAAGGAACTCTAACGTACCACCTTCTTGTACATAATCACTTATGGCTCCTAATACGTCTTCCCCTTGTAAGTCTCCTTCAAAGGCAGCATTAACAGCAGTGTCAATAAAAGGACTTAGGTCTTCCGTAGATATAAACGTACTGTCTTCATCAAATAAATTAGGAACCTCTATCCAAGCGCCTAAGGTGTCTTCTACTAGGTTTTGTACTTGACCTGTTGTATACTGTTGAACTGCGCCTAAAGCAATGTCTTCAATATCACTACCAGACACAGTACCATTAATAACCCCTTGGACAAGGTCTGTTGTGTCCGCTACCGAAAGACCTGTAGAAGAAGCAAGGTTGTTTATAGCGTTGTCTGCTGCTGTTCCTGCTAAGTCTCCTGCTTTAATAGCGTCAGCTACTCCTCCGACACCTCCCATAATTCCTGCTGTAGCTAACTGCCTAGCGTCTACAGAACCTGTGGCTATGCCTTGGGATATGGCACTTCCAATAGTGCTGTTTATGGCTCCTTGTAAAAAAGCACCAGAAGTAGTAGCTCCTGTAGCAGCCCCTGTAGCAGCCCCTGTAGCAGCCCCTGTTGTAGCCCCTGTAGTGGCTCCTGTTAAAGCATTACCTAAAGCAGGTCCAGCAAAAGCGCCTACAGCTACGCCCATAGCCATCTTAGCGTAGTCACCCATAGTGACTTTGTCTTCATCTTGGGTCTTTACGTAAGCAGACCCGTTCCAGCGGAACTTGTCCCCTGTTTGACTATACACAGTGTCATTAATGCCATACTTCTGTAGCAACGCTTGGTTAGCATCAGAATTAACCCAGTTTTCGTAACCAGCACCCTGAGCACCGCTTTGTTGTCTTCGTAGGTTAGTAAGGCTTTGTCCGGGATCGCTTGCGTCAATGGTAAGGTCAGCGTCTCCCTCAAAAATCATTTGTTGGTCTTCAGTAAAACCAGCGTCTGCTTCTGCCCAGTTACCTACGTCGTACTCACCTGACTGAATCAACTGCTCCCGTTCAGTCATGTACGAAAGATAGTTATCAAAAGAACCAAAAGACTCACGCAAACGGTTAGACTTTTCTGCGTTAAAGTACGCCTCAAGGTCTTCTACAGTTGCTTCGTCGTTTCTACCACGTTGCTCGTAAAGGTAATTAGGGTTGCCTTTACCTTCTTCTGCCCCTTCAAAAAAAGTAAAGGTTTGAGCAGGAGTCTGACTTGTTAGCATTCCTTCTTCAGCCATTACTTTCTCCAGTTAGCCAGACCACGTAGGCCAAACGATGCTGCTACTGCTGCACCAAGGAAACCTTTGTACCATTCAGGCATAGCTTCTAAGGCAGCAAACCCGTCCATAACAATAGGAACCATACTTGGGAAGAACGCTAGTACACACGGTATTGAAAACAACAGTGTGAACCATTCGTCTTTCCAAGAGTTAGCTGCATTGTTAGCGTGGATGTTTTCCCAGTTACCGTCCTGCTGTATGGCTACCATCTTAGCTTCATGAACAGCTTTCTTCTCTTCAGCTTTACGTTGGAAGTAACCACCAACAAGATCTGCTACTGGACCAATAAGAGTTTGAATCATCGTATGTACTCAGCAAACACAATAGCACCAAGGATAAAAGGGTACAGAGCAAAAACAGCTTGACGGTTACTAGCGATGTCCTTAGTTGCTGTATCAAGCTGACGTTGGATCATCTCATAACGAACAAGGCATTCCTTCTCGTGTCCTTCTAAGCGTGCTAATAATTCTTCTGTTCTGCTCATCCTTTAATTTCCTTTACCACTACTGAAACTAAACCAAAAGTTATTATTGAAAACACTACACCAAACAAAGTTAACAACATGTTTTCCTTTAGCTCTTGTTGTTTGTATACGGTGTCTTGCCTTTCCTCTACTATCTTTCTCTTTAACTCACGGAACTCACGTAAACCGTCGTCACCGTACGCGTACCGAATCATTAACATGATCTCTTTCTGTTGCTCTTGTATCTTCTTCTTACGTGCAAAGGCTTTTACTGCTTCTGCTTCTACACTCTTGCTAAAAACTACTTTTCTAAACGGTGATACTTTTGTTGCTTTCTGTTCCTGATAGAGAACATCACTAGCATGTCCGTACCAAGAAGCAATCTGCCCCATTGTATCTTCTACTGAGCGTCCAGCCTGAACCATCCCCTGCACCATAGCAAAGGCTTTGCTTGCCCCAGCAATGGCGGTTATGGGGTCGATCATTACGCTGCCTCATAAAACATGGTAATGTAGATAACGCTACTAGATCCGCTATCAATATCACTTACTAGTAAAAACTCAGGCTGTGGATCACTTGTTACGTTAGCCCTGATTGTTAAAAAATCTTTGTTGTCGTTGATTGCGGCTGAAAAACTACCGCCACCAGTTGGGTTTGCAACATCTCCAGTAATAACTGAGCCAGCCCAAATAAGGTCGGGAGTTCCACTATTGTAAGAAGTAAACGGCAGACCCCGAATGCGGACTGGATTGTTTGCGTTCATACCACTTGTGTCAATACCAGAAAATCCAATAGTTAGGTAAACAATATCGCCAATCTTTTGGTATCTACCATAAGTAGTTGAGACTGTTGCTTGATTGCCGCCAGTTTCCGCATCAAAAATTGTGGGTACAAACGTGTTTGTTGCGTAGTCAGGCTTAGAGTTAACAGCGGTTTGAATTGCTGTAAACTCCGTTTCAAAATCAGCACCCTTAATGATTTTATTACTGTCTCCAGAATCTAAACCGTCCTTAGCGCCAAAGCCAGAAACATAAGTATAATTACTCATAACCAAACTCTCATAGGTTGTTCAGGCGTAACCCCGTGCGTCTCGTCCAGCGCCTCTACAGTCTCACGTACTGCATCGCCCACGAGTCTGATATTGATATGCCAGCCTGTCATAGCTTGCATCTCTGGGTACTCGTTGCCTTCTTCATCAGTCAGCATAGTGCCTGTAGGCTCGTGTAGCGTCCCTACAACGTCGATAGCGTAGTCATGGCTATGAGTCACCATGTAGGGATCACCGTCCTCTACCTGCGTTTCTACGCCTTCCTCGTCCACGT